AAACGGCTTTATAATGTGCCGGCCCCGATCCCATACATCGTCTATTGCACCACCAGCTACAATATCCCAATCACCTTCTAGCCAGGCTTTCACAAGCCACTCAGGTCCAGATTCTTTTAACCGGTCCACATACCCCGGATCGTTTTTTAATAAAATCTTATTATCCTGCACTTTGGCCGGAATAAATGTTCGATACCAAGTCCTTCCAGCTCCGCCCTGCTGCTTATGTATTCTTAGCGGTGGTATCGGGTCTATATATTTGCCTTTAAGCCAGTTATGCCCAGGTCCACCTGGGTTCCCCGACAAAAGAAGTCTGTGCTCCACTCCGTCTGCCGATCTCAGGCAGGCCCTTAATTTATTCAGCGGTGTGCTAGAAGGCCAATTGCCCGCCTCGTCAAATGCCATCCAGTTGTACTCGTGCCCTTGATAAAGGTCTGCGTCTGAATCTTTATCGAGGTGCCTAAATTTTAACCTCGCCCCTGATGGAAACACCCACGTCTTAACCCCGGTCAAATATTTTGCCCCTAAAAACGGGTATATAGAGCTTGATTTCTGGATCATATCTTCGAGTTCAGGATAAGACCTCCGAAATAAAATGCCCCGAGCTTTTGCCCCGTATTTTTGCTCATGGCATACCCAGTCAATTAATAACCCAAAAGACTTGCCCCCACCCCTTGCGCCTCCGTAAAATATTTCATTGCACGGGCAGTTTATTAATTGCGCTTGTGGGCCTTTTTGCGGGCCTATTGTTATTTGTTGTTCTCGTTTTCCCATTCTTCAGGCGTCTGGTATTTTTCCGGTGCTATAAAGTTAACATTAAGATTCCTATTATCTGACTCTATCACCTGTTTCTCTACATACCCACGCTGCTTCCCCTTGCATTTCAGGTAAAAACATATCGCCCATGGCGCATCGTTATTGATCGCCTTGATCAGCTTAGACTCGGCAAGGTCAAGGTATTTTTCCCTTGTTTCTTCAACCACGCTCCGAAGGGTTTCAGATTGGGCTATTCTTTTCGAAAGGGCCGGTTGCGACATGCCAAGCATTTTTGCCGCTGTCGTTATAAAGCCGCCAGCGTTTCGAATTGCCTCTGCACATTGTTCGACTGTTCTATTTTGTCTTGCCATATTTTTTTTCTCTGTAGATGCTTGATTTTGTTACGTTTTTTGTTGACAATCCTTTTAATTGCGAATATATTTAAACCATAAGCCGGAACATTAACCACACCAACTAAGGAGGACACCATGAAAAAAATCACAATTTACAACGACTTTCATAGCACCGAAGCAACCTTGCACGTAAAAGACGACAACTTTATTTCTGCCAGCCAGGTAAAAAGAGCAAAAAACAAACTGTGCGGAATTTCTGGCTGCACATGCAGCGATGACATCGGCCAGCGCGGTCCACAAGAACACGACATAGCTTTTCATCTCGACGGACAAACCGGTCAGGTCTACGGCGAATTGATTTCTTAACCCTAAAAACACAGGAGGCAAAACATGCCAGCGATCTATGTTCCCAGAGGAAAAGCACTTGAATACTCCGAACTCGCCTGCAATTTGTACAAAGGGTGCTCCCACGCCTGTGCATATTGTTTCGCACCCGGCGCCACATTTACGGATCGTCAAAAGTTTTCCAGTCCTGACTACATCCGCCCACGCCCTGGCATTATTGCAGAACTCAACCGGGACGCTGAAAAACTGGCCGGAGACCCGCGAACTATACTTATGAGCTTCACCAGCGACGTTTACCAGGAGGCCGAAAAGAAACTCAAGCTTACCCGGCAGGCGCTGTCTGTGATGGCTCTTAACAACCTCACCCCGCAAATACTGACCAAGGCGGGTGCCTGGGCTATCGAACGAGATATGGACCTGTTGCAACACGCAAACGGAATATGGGCGGCCACGCTCACCACTGATTGCCCCGAAGAATCTATAAAGTGGGAACCAGGCGCAGCGCTTCCAGCCGACCGCATCAAGGCTTTGCAAATTGCCAAAGATGCCGGATTGCGCACCTGGGTCAGCTTCGAGCCGGTCATTGATCCGGAGGCAGTTTACCGCCTGATCGACCAGACTCATGATTTTGTGGACCTGTATAAAGTCGGCAAGCTGAACTACCATCCGCTTGCCAAGGAGATAAACTGGAACAAGTTTTTGTCGGACGCAGAAAAGCGGCTCGACCATTACGGCAAAGACAGGTACATTAAAAAAGATTTGGAAGTCTATCGACATAATACCGCCGCATAGTGCGTCATTTGATTTGAATACCCGCAATAATATCCAGCCCATTTGGTGATTTTATACCCGAATGGGCTGGATATTTCCTCGACCATCTCCCGGCAAATAGCGAGATAGTTTTTATACATTTCAGAATTGCCGTATTTTTGCACCATCTCAGCCATTGCTTTTACCGACCACCCGCCGCTCATCTTTAGTTTCTGCCTGAGGCCATCGTTTACAGCTATGGCCATTTTTTCAGCCGTGGCATACCCTGAATCAAAAAAAGCTTGAATTATGGTCCATGGTTCGCCGTATGGGTCTATGTCCAGAAAGTTTATGTCCCCCAAAATTGATTTACCGCACCCAGCCTTCATGCCCACACTGCAATCACATTCATAAACAAACCAGTTCGGCCTTTGCTCTGCAAGAACACTTGTTTTATCCGGGTCTTTTTCAAACACGACCCCGTTTTCTACGCCCTGGTAGCAGTGATTATATACCACCCCCTTGCCTCCATGGGTCTCCATGATGATCGGGCTTTCGATCTCTCGCAAAAGGTTTTTTCGTAAAGATATTTTGTATATCCCCGTACTGTTGTCTTTTTTCCATTGCGCCTCTGCTCCGTGATGTTTTTTCATGTGACACCTTTTGCAAAGCCATTGCACATCAAGTGGTTTATTATAATCGTCATGATGGGCCTGCAAGGCAGATCCGCCAACCCCGGAAGCAGGTTTGCCGCACACGTCGCACACGTCAGGTTTTTTTATTTCGCCTGACTCCATGGCGGCTTCGACTGTGTGCCAGCACTTGAGCTTTTCGGCTTTAGATGTCAAGGCCCGGAACCTCTCGATTTTTTAAGTAGAACCCACAGATGAAAACAACGGCTTCAGCATAGTTTTTCATGCCGGTTTTTTGGATCGCTTCTTCAAAGACGCTGATGTCTTTTGCATATAAAACGGGCCTGATCTTTTTTTTTGAATCTCCAAGGTCTCGCTTCCCCGATGGTTCCGCGTCAGATATGGCGGTTTTTTCTTTTACGTCTTCCATGTCAGGCATTAGATCAACGTCAGGCAGGTTTACTTCGAGATCGTCAATATCCAACATATTGTCAGATAAAAACTCGAACAGCCCGGCATCAGACATTTCGCCAAATCGGGAATTTAATTCGAGCAGCTTCTCTGCGGCTTCCTTGCGGTTTTTTGCTTCGACCTCCACCACTGGGATATCGGCAATGGAATAGCCGTCTTCTACCAGCTTTTTGGTCGCAAAAATGCGCTGGTGGCCGTCAAGGATATAGTCTCCCCAAACGAACACGGGGAACGAAAACCCGTATTTTAAGATTGAACGTTTAAGCTGTTTCAGCTGCTGCGATTCCAGGGTTTTCAGGTTTCCTTGGAAATCCAGAAGTTCAGAAATTGGCCTTTTTGAAGACCCTGAGCATGTAATTTTTATTTTTTTGCTCATTTTATGTCATAACCTCTATGTCTTTATTTGATACACTGTTGTCTTAAGTGTATCAAGAAATATCAATATCGCTAAAAAATTAATAGTCCTCATAATTTCCCCTCTCCGGCCACTCCTCCGGCCGTGGCTCGTCGTCCGCGCCGATCATCAGCGCCAATCCTACAATACCGGCGACCACGCCGACGAAACACCCTATGATGAATTCAATCATCACCCCTCCTTCCGCGCTACGTGCGCCATAAGCAAAGCCTCGGCCCTGCCGTGATCTTTCTTGCGCTTCAAAAAATCCACATGCGGGTACAACCGACGGGCCGCAGCCAACGCCCGCGCCTTATTGTTGCTCCCATCCGCTTTGTGAATAAGCCCTTTTTGCCATTGTTGCGGTCTTTGCATATCATATGGAACTTTCAGGGCCGCCAGCACCCCTTCAATCTGTCCGGCGTTACGCCCGAATTTAAACATCGACGAAACGCCCTGTTTTGGCATGGCTCCTACCTTTTCGAGTATGCACATGATGATTTCGTGGTCTTCACACCATTGCCTGAGTTCATTGGCAAACGCCGACACATCCCCCGGCCAATCAAAACAATCAATGCCGTCATCGGAGATTAATGCAGCGGCGCCTGTTTGCCCTGGGTCGATGCCTACATATGCTTTCGATTTAGCCATCTTTTTCTCTCCCCCTATTTACCCCTTTCTTAATTAAAAACCACCCCTTCCCGAAGCTCTCGTTGGCTTAGGCGGGTATTTTTGTGACTCACCCCTGGCCGCTCCAAGCAAAGCATACCCGGCTATATCAAAAAACGGCGACTCCCCGAACGCATCTTTGTCGGTAGCAAGCCGAAACAGCTTGTCAATGATTCGCGTGATCGCCAGGACATCATCATACTGCTCCGGCGAGATCCCGGCCG